TTACGGATGACACTATGCAGCAATATGACGTTAAATCGTATCATGCTTCAGCATCTGGCACTGCCACCACAGAGTCTGTTCGTCTAAAAAATGTAACAGTTACTAGTGGTACGGTATCGGCAAGAAATATGGCGGTTGCAGATCCAGCAGTTTCAAAGTCAGGGACTTGGAGCAGGACTGGAACAACGGTTACGGTGACAATTAACGGCAATGGTTTAGTGGATGGTCAACGAGTATTTTTGGATGTTGCTCCTGGAACTACGATGCGTGATGGTGTGTACGAAGTATCTAATGTAACAACTAATACTTTTACAGTAACTTCCGCTACATCTGGATCTGCAACGGGTACAGTAACAATGTACACAAATATTTATGTTGAACTTGATACATTTAATACAGTAGGTTTACCTGTTAAGATTCCAGGCGAAGGTATTTATTGCCCTAACGGTATTTATGTTGGGGTTGGCTCAAGCGTAACAGCAACGGTGATATATGGATAATCCAACGCAAGCTCAAGGTTCTTTTAACTTAGTAGGTAGGAAGGTCATGATTGGTCTTCCTGCTTATGACTTTAAAGTCTCAGTCAAGCTGGCTATTGCTATGGCTCAGTTTGCTGTAGAAGCTCCTAAGCACGGGATTGATATTCAAATTTGCAACATCTCTGGATGCTCCGTTGTTTCTCGTGTGCGTAACCTAATCGCTAAAGACTTCCTTGCTTCAGACTGCACAGACTTAATGTTTATTGATTCCGACATTACGTTTAACCCACAAGACATCTTCCGTCTAATGGCGTGGAATACTGACCCTAAGAAGGGTATCGTAGGCGGAGTTCCTGTTGCCCGTAAAAAAGGTCAGGTCTATATATCGACTTTAGAGCAAGATGCTGATGGCGGGATTTATATGAATTCCTACGGCTTAGTTAAGGCTAAACGGATTGCTACCGCCTTTATGTTGATCCGTAAAGACGTATTTGAGACCCTCAGAGACAATCATCCTGAGTGGAAATACCACGATGACCGAGTAGTAGACGGGCATTTAGATAAGTTCTGCTATTCATTCTTTGACTTTAAATCTACCCCAGAAGGCTATGTAGGTGAAGACTATCTTTTCTGTGATCGTGCTACGGCTCATGGCTACGAGGTATGGATTGATCCTACGATTAAGCTAGGTCATCTAGGAATGGAAGAGTTTGCAGGATCTTTTGGAGAAGAATTTTTATACCCACTGATTAAGCCAGTAGACTCCAAAAAGGATGCTGCGTAATGGCAACTAAGAAAAAAGGTGTCTCGCTTGCGATTGGTCGTGGTGAAAAGTTGCCTGTATCTAAGGGTGCTGGGCTTACCGCCAAAGGTCGTGCTGCGTATAATTCGGCTACTGGCTCGAATTTAAAAGCGCCAGCACCAAATCCAAAAACAAAAAAAGACGCGGGACGTAAAAAGTCGTTCTGTGCCCGCATGTCTGGAATGCCTGGACCAATGAAGGACGAAAGTGGCAAGCCTACCAGAAAGGCTGCCTCCCTAAAGAGGTGGAAATGCTAAATATGATGGAGTTATGGACTGGTGGCTTGACCATATTTATGGCATTGATTGGATATATCATGCACGAAAAGTTCAATGAACTGGGTCGTATTAGTATTTTATTAAACAAGACAAGAGAAGAGGTAGCTCGTGATAACGTTACTAAAGCAGAAGTTGACCGCATTATGGAGCACATTGATGCTCGCTTTAACAAGCTTGAAAGCAAAATTGACCAACTTATTCAAAGGTAAATAATGCCAAGCGTATCTAAAAAACAACACGGGTTTATGGCTGCTGTAGCTAACAACCCTAAATTTGCCAAGAAAGTTGGCGTATCTAAAACTGTAGGGGAAGAGTTCATGAAAGCAGATAAAGGCCGTAAATTTAAAGCTGGTGGCTTAAAAGAAACTGACGCTGCCAGTAATCCGGGTTTAGCTAAATTGCCTACAGAAGTTCGTAACAAGATGGGCTACATGAAAAAAGGTGGAATGATGAAACATGAAGACATCAAGATGGACAAAAAGGTAGTTAAAAAAGCCGTTGGCATGCATGAGAAGCAACTGCATGGCGGCAAGAAATCTGACATGAGCAAACTAAAGTCTGGCGGTATGACTCCTAAGAAAATGGCTCGTGGCGGTGGCATTGAGACCAAAGGCAAAACCAAGGGCAAGATGATTACCATGAAAAAAGGCGGGAGCTGCTAATCATGAAGAAAAAAGTTAAACGCTTTCAAGAGGGCGGCTTCAGCGCAGAACAAGAGGAATGGTTGGGCGGTGCAGATCGTACTGATCCCTATATCTTGGCTCGTATGCGTAGCAAATTCCCAGATAGACCTCAAGCTAAAGAGAGTTTTGAGTCTGCTACTGGACAAAACAAGAACATTGGCGATGATATTCGTGAACGGGCGATGCGTTCCGTAATGGCAGACGATTCTCCTGCTGGTAAAACAGGTTACGGGGAACAAAACGAATTGCCAGCTCCAGTTAAGAAATCAGTTACCAAGACGACCGTAGCTGTTACTAAACCAGCTCCTGCTATGCCAGCTGAAGAAAAAGCTCGTATGCAGAAGTTGCTTGCCAAACAAGGTCTTGAGCGTGTAGAGCCAGAAGCTATTATTCCGGGACCAAGAATGATTGCGAGTCTACTTAAATCTGGTGCCAAGCTCTTGGGCAAAGATAAGCTCCGTGAATACACCATGGATGAATTTGAAAGAATGACTCCAAAACTCGGTAGAGAAGCACTTAAATTAACAAGAGAGCCAGCCAAACTTGGTATGAAAAAAGGCGGATCTGTTAAGAAGATGGCCAGCGGCGGCAAGGTTTCCTCAGCTTCTAAGCGTGGCGATGGATGTGCTATTCGCGGCAAAACTAAAGGACGGATGATCTAATGGCTAACTATCGTAAACCAACCGAAAAAGAATCCGAGAAACTCAATATGTCTCGGAAAAAGATGATTGAAGGCATTATGGGAGAGAAAGACATATTCTCCAGAATGATGCCAACAATGGCTAAATCCGCCAGAGATGATATTCGTGCAGCCAAAGCAATGCGGGAATCTGTACCTGCTATGGCTAGAGAAGGCGAAGCATATCAAGATGCTGGATACAAAAAAGGTGGCAAGGTTAAAGACCCCACGATGACATATCAGTCGTATTCCAAGACTGGCAAGCCAGCTGGAATGAAAACAGTTACCGTTAAAAAAGCCTCTGGTGGATCTGTTTCTTCAGCCTCTAAGCGTGCAGACGGTTGCGCTATTCGTGGAAAAACGAAAGCCTAATGACTAAGCCAATTAAACCCTCATCCTCATCTGCATCAACAGGTGAGGGCAAGTCTTTCTTAGAAAGAATGCAACGGGGTATGGCTAATGATCCAACGGCTAATCCAGAAAAAGCCAAGATGTTTGCGGAAAAGTTAGAGAAGTACGTTAACGAAGGTAAGGCTTTAAACGAAGCGAGGAACGAACATAAGAAAGTTCCTGGCTTATCTAGAGCTGGCGGCGGTGGTTCGGCTGGTGGTGGTGATTTTAGCGGCATGAAGGGCTTAGACAAACCTTTTAAGAAAGGTGGCAAAGTGAAAAAGTTCAATGATGGCGGTATGAGTCTGGAAGAAAAGTATCCAGGAGCTAAAATTACTCGTGTCCCTTATAAAGAACCACCAAAAAGATCAGAGACTAAAGAATTTAAAGAGGCTGCTGAAACGGCTAGAAAAGCCCCTCTTGCATCAGCAGGACATCGTATAACAGAGCCTAAGTTTACTGACTCTGGCGATACTATGAACTTAAAGAAAATGGGACGTGGTAGAGTTGCTGGGGGTGGCGGCGGCAGTGCTGGCGGCGACTTTAGTGGCATGAAAGGTTTAGACAAACCGTACAAAGCTGGCGGCAAGGTATCTGAGGCTTCTCATAAGAAAGCATTAGAAAAGGCTGGGTTCTATGACAAAGGTAAAACTAAGTCAGAACGGGAAAAAATTGTAAGCAAAGTAACAACTAAACCTCAAAGGCTAGGAATGGTTGAAAAACTATTTTCAACTAAGAAAATGAACTCTGGCGGCATGGCTTCTAAACGGGCTGACGGCTGCGCCATAAAAGGGAAGACAAGAGCATGAAATCCTTAAATGAAAGGTTTTGGCAAAAGGTTTCTAAACAAGAAGAAAATTCATGTTGGGAATGGAATGCCGCTTTCATGAATGGTTATGGTTGGTTTTACTTAAACAAACAAGACGGACCAAAATTTGCGCACAGAGTATCTGCTGTTTTATCTGGTTTAATTGACAATATTAATAGCGAACTTCATGTTTTACATAAATGCGATAATACAAAATGTTGCAATCCAAATCATCTTTTTGTTGGCACAAACTCCGATAATGTTGCGGACAGAGTTAAAAAAGGACGAACTAAATGGGTTCCTCATCACGGAGAAAAAAACGGGATGAGTAAATTGACATCTGAAGATGTCAGTGTTGTTCGTAATTTGTATAAAACAGGAAATATTAGTCAATCTAAAATTGCTAAAATGTTTAACATTCAACAGCCACAAGTAAGTAGAATTGTTAATGAATTAAGAAGGGGCGTATCTTGAGACCAAGCAGAGGAATGGGCGCCATAATGCCCTCTAAGATGGGCAAAGGGGTTAAGAAATCCCGTAGGGACGATACCGACTTTACCCAGTACAAAGAGGGTGGTAAAGTGAATGCTGCTGGTAACTACACCAAACCCAGCTTGCGCAAACGCATTGTTTCAGAGGTTAAAGCAGCGGCAACGCACGGTACTGGCGCAGGTCAATGGTCGGCTCGTAAAGCACAACTTGTTGCTAAGAAGTACAAGGCAGCTGGCGGTGGGTACAAATAATGTTTAAATGGTTCTGGAGACTAATCAATGGCACTAGCCAAATCCCAACGGAGCCTCAAAGCGTGGGGCAAGCAGGACTGGACAACCAAGTCGGGGAAAAAGTCGTCCGAAACAGGCGAACGGTACCTGCCAAAAAAAGCAATCCAGTCGCTAAGTCCCCAAGAGTACGCAGCAACAACACGAGCAAAACGAGCAGGCAAAGCACAGGGAAAGCAGTTCGTCCCCCAGCCAGCAAAAGTAAAAGCAAAAGTAAAACCGTTTCGAAAGGTTAGTTAATGGCTACTTCTGGAACAACAGGGTTTAACTTAGATCTGAACAACCTCGTAGAAGAGGCTTTTGAGCGTTGCGGTCAGGAATTGCGTACAGGCTATGACTTACGTACAGCTCGTAGATCATTGAATCTACTGACCATTGAATGGGCAAACCGTGGGATTAACCTATGGACTATTGAGCAGGGGCAGATCAATATGGTCACTGGTCAGGCTTTATACCCTATGCCAAACGACACAATTGATATCCTTGATATGGTTGTTCGTCAAAATAATGGCGTTCAAAGCAACCAAATTGACATCAATATCAGCCGTATTTCTGAGTCAACCTACTCTACTATTCCCAACAAACTGACTCAAGGTCGCCCGATTCAATGTTGGATCAACCGTCAGACTGCTCAATCTAATCCAACTACCGTTACCTTAACCGCAAGTATTAACTCTACAGTTACGTCTATAGCCGTTAGTGACGCTAGTGAATTGGCTAGTGGCGGATTTATTAAGATTGGCACAGAAATCATTGGATATTCAAACGTTATAGGCAACACCCTTACTAACTGCTATCGTGGTCAGTACGGCACAACAGCTGCGTCCCATACAGCTGGAGCCGCCGTATCGGTTGAAAATCTTAATTCTATTAATGTCTGGCCTACCCCTGATGCTGGTGGTGGCCCATATACTTTTGTTTACTGGCGGATGCGTAGAATCCAAGATGCTGGTACTAATGGGACTGTAGAGCAGGATATTCCATTCCGCCTATTACCTTGCATGGTGGCTGGATTGGCATTTTATTTGGCTCAAAAACTACCAAATGCCCTAGACAGGATGCAGTTTTTGAAACAGGAATATGAAGAGCAGTGGCTGATGGCATCTACCGAAGATAGAGACAAGGCAGCATCTCGGTTCGTGCCAAGGACTATGTTCTATGCCTAGTAAGTATGCGAGTGGTAAAAATTCGATTGCGGAGTGTGATCGATGTGGTCAAAGATTTAAGTTAAAAGAGCTTAGAAAACTGACTATTAAGACCAAACAAGTTAACATTAAGGTATGCCAAGAATGTTGGGAACCTGATCAACCGCAGTTGTCGTTGGGTATGTACCCGGTCAATGATCCCCAAGCAGTACGGGAGCCAAGACCAGACGTAAGTTATACGGTATCAGGTAGCAGCGGTTTGCAGATAAATGGAACTAACGATACAACGGAAGAAGGTGTTGGATTTCCAGAGGGCGGTAGTAGGATTTTCCAGTGGGGCTGGAACCCTGTTGGCGGTGCTAGAGATGATGGGCTAACCCCTAACGACCTTGCTCCAAGCTGTTTGGTAGGAAGTGTAACGGTAACAACAACATAAGGAGTTGAAAATGTTTAAAAAAAGCGCAGATGGGATTGCTAAAAAAGGCAAAACCGAAGGTACAAATCTAGGCGATAGCGGACCTACAGTGTTGGGTTTAAAAGCAAAGCCTAAGATGGGCGGTAAAGACCAAATGGACATGAAAAAGATGGGTCGTGGTTTGGCTAAAGTTAAGAACCAAATGATGCGTAAAGCTGGAAGGGGTCGATAATGCCTAACTATTCCAAAAAAGTAATGGGCAAGGAAGTCGGAGACGCTAAAGTCTACGCCCCTCCCCATACGATGAAAGGCAAGACAATCTCTGCTAAAGGATTGACTTCTAAAGGTATGACTGGCGCAGAACAAATGGCGACTATGAACATTTCGGTTGACGGTATCAGCAAAGGTAATGGTAAACCCGTAAATCAATACGGCAAGATTGAGATGCGTGGTGCTGGTGCAGCAACTAAAGGTCGTATGTCTAGCGGGAAGATGGGATGAATTACACGCAGTTAACTTCTGCTATTAAAGGCTTTGCTGAGAATGACTTCCCAGCAACGGTAGGGTCGTTTACTTCTCCTGAGCAGATTGCTCGGTTTGTCCAACTTGCAGAACAAAGTATTTTTAATACGGTGCAGATGCCTGCTTTCCGTAAGAATATGACGGGAAACATGACTAGCGGGAACAAGTATCTAGCCACTCCATCGGACTGGTTGGCTACGTTTAGTCTTGCGGTGATTAACGCAGCGAATGAATACCACTATCTTTTGAACAAAGACGTGAACTTTATCCGTGAGTCTTATCCTGATACGGACGCTGCGTTCTATGGAGAGCCACAGTATTACGCCATATTTGACGACAACACTTTCATTCTCGGACCAACACCTGACGCAAGCTATTCGGTAGAACTGCACTATTTCTACTATCCAGAGTCCATCACTACGGCTGGCACATCTTGGCTTGGCGATAACTTTGATTCCGTATTGTTATATGGCGCTTTATTAGAGGCAGCTAATTTTATGAAGTCGGATGCAGATGTTATTGCAAACTACAAAGCCCGTTTTGACCGAGCAATGGCAGAGCTCAAACAATTGGGTGACGCTAAAGACCGTCAAGACTCCTATCGCAGTGGACAAGTGAGGTATCCAGTCAGATGATTAGCGTACAAGGATTAGGTGAATCCAACGGGATTCAAGTAGCAACGAAAGACTTTGGCGGCTTTACTCCAGAAGAGTTAGCTGAACGGGCATTAGACAAAATCATTCAGGTAGGCGATCAGTCGCACCCTTTGGTTCGGGATCAAGCAAACGCTTTCCGTAATCATATTCGTGGCGTGTTGGTTTTTTACATGAATGAAGCAGTAAAATTTGATCGTGTAACACTAGCTTATAAGCTACGGGAAGCTGGTCATCCTGAATTAATTAAACTTTTAGAGGAGTAAATCATGGCGTTTACAGGCAATTTTATGTGTACTAGCTTCAAAGTAGAGCTGATGCAAGCAGTCCACAACTTCACAACTAGCACTGGTAACACGTTTAAACTGGCTTTGTATGACAACTCAGCGTCATTCACTGCTGCGACTACAGCGTATACAGCAAGTAATGAGGTATCTGCTTCAGGTACTTATGCAGCGGGTGGTGGGACATTAACCAATGTAACCCCAACGTCTACAGGTACTACAGCGTTTACCGACTTTGCTGACCTATCGTTTACCTCTGCGACCATTACAGCTTTTGGCGCATTGATTTATAACGACACAGCAGCTGGTAATCCTACCGTTTGCGTACTCGATTTTGGCGGTGCTAAAACCTCCACAGCGGGTACGTTTACGATTGTGTTCCCAACAGCAGACGCAAGTAGCGCCATCATTCGCATCGCCTAGGATTATTAAGGTGTGGCTGATGTATCGATTGCTCTAGGAGGGTTTGGTAGCCAAGGCTGGGGAAGCTCACCTTGGGGCGAAGGCAATGTCTCGTTTGTAGCAACTGGATCAGTCGGTTCAGTTACCGTAACAGCGGACGCTAATGTTAGTGTTACAGGCGTTTCTGGTACAGGTCAGGTCGGTAGTGTCACTGTAGAGGCTAGTGCAAACGTTCCCGTTACGGGATTAGAGGCAACAGGAAGTATCGGTAGTGTAGTTGTTACTGGAACAGCCGTAGTAGACGTTACAGGGGTTTTTGGAACAGGCGAAGTAGGCTCCGTAACCGTTACAGCAGATGCAAATGTTGATGTTACAGGATTAAGTGCGACAGGCTTTGTAGGTTCTGTCACAGTACAAGCGGATGCCAATGTAGACGTTACGGGCGTTAGTGCTACAGGAGAAGTAGGTTCAGTAGTCGTCACAGGTACGGCAGTAGTCCCTGTAACAGGCTTAGAAGCGACTGGAAGTGTAGGTTCTGTCACCGTCACGGCGGATGCTAATGTCAATGTAACAGGGCTTCAGGCTACGGGATTTGTTGGGGCAGTAACGGTAAACGCAGACGCAAACGTTAATGTAACGGGAGTCAGCGGCACAGGCGCAGTTGGAAGCGTAACCGTCACGGGCGGAGCGATAGTTCCCGTTACAGGACTTCAAGCAATTGGAAGTGTTGGTAGTGTCACAGTAACAGGCACTGCGGTTGTAAATTTAGTGGGAGTGCAGGCGGTAGGACAGGTTGGAGTGGTGTCTTTCTGGATCTCAATAGATGACAGTCAGACCCCTAATTGGGTAGCCATCAATGATGGACAAACCTCGACTTGGACTGATATTATTGACACACAGAACCCAAATTGGGTTGATATAGCAGCATAAAGGATAAATTATGGCATCGACATACAGTGATCTAAAAATAGAGCTGATCGGTACTGGAGAGCAGACAGGTACCTGGGGTACCACTACTAATGACAACTTTTCCATTGCAATCGGTGAAGCCATTACAGGCTCGGCTGACGTTGCCTTTTCTAGCGCAGATGTCACGGTTACGCTGACCAACACAAACGCCTCCCAAACTGCCCGTAATCTGCGTTTAAACCTCACAGGCACTTCTGGTGGCGCACGGAATCTTATTTTGGGTTCTGGTTGCCAAATCGAAAAACTGTATCTGATTAACAACGGTTTAGCGGACGCAGTTACAGTCAAGAACACGTCAGGTACAGGCATTGCCGTTCCCGCTGGTAAGTCGATGTTTGTATTTAATAACGGTACAAACGTGGTAGAAGCCACTTCTGGGGATATTTTTGGTCCCGCTTCTTCTACGGATAACGCTGTCGCCCGCTTTGACGGAACGACTGGAAAAGCAATTCAGAACTCCGTAGTCACGATTGCCGACTCAACGGGCAATATGGCTGGCGTAGGAACTATTAGTTCGGGAGCAATTACCTCATCTTCCCTAACTTCAGGTCGTGTTCTGTATGCTGGAACGTCTGGCTTAATCCAAGACGATGCCGACTTTACCTTTGATGGCACTACAGTAACAATGGCTAATGATGCTTCTATATCAGGTCTTACTGTTGGTAAGGGTGGTGGTAGTCAAGCAGCAGCTACCGCTATTGGTTTTCAAGCTCTTGCTGCAATAAATACAGGGGTTAATAACACGGCTGTTGGTTATCAATCGCTCCTTTCCAACACAAGCGGTTCAAGTAATACTGCGGTAGGTACGCTTTCTCTAACAGCAACCACTACCGGAGAAACAAACGCTGCCATTGGCGCACAAGCATTAACATCAAATACAACAGGAAATCGAAATGTTGCTGTTGGAAGGTTGGCTTTATCAACCCAAACAACTGTTAGTGGCAACACTGCGGTCGGATACCACGCTGCAAGATTAAACACCACAGGAACTGCTTTAACTGCTGTTGGCAGACAAGCATTACAGGCGAATACTACTGGCGCTGAAAATACTGCTATTGGAGATAATGCTTTATCTGTTAATACTACTGGTGGGTACAGCACAGCAGTTGGTTCGGGCGCTTTACAGACGAATACTACTGGCGCAGAAAACTCTGCTTTTGGTAGAGTAGCAATGGCATCTAACACAACAGGCGTATACAATAACGCTTTTGGCGAGTATGCTTTATACACCAATACCACAGCAAGCAACAATAGCGCATTTGGTGTATTTGCTTTAGGATTTAATACAACTGGAGCAAGTAATACTGCCGTTGGTAATGATGCACTAAGAGCAAACACCACAGCATCAAACAATACAGCAGTAGGTTATCAAGCTGGATATAGTAATACAACGGCAACTTATCAAACTTTTGTTGGCTATAAAGCTGGTTATGCAACTACTGGTGCTGAAAATACTGCTGTAGGTGCATTTTCTCTTACTGCAAA